ATCCGTCATAGTACCCTTAATTTTATCAGAACTTGTTTCCAAAAAATCAAGAATATCTGAAACTTTTTGACTCATTTTTAACCCCTTATATAATTAAGTTCACTATATATTTATAATATTTCTCCACAAGTATCTAATTATAGTTCTGTTTTACCAGAAATTCAGGCAATTTCCACTCAACCATATCCTTATCCACGTTATAATGCCCTAAAGCCCCGCAAAAATTGCAATATTCAATACCAACATCATAGTCTAATGTAGTCGTATTTGCCTTATGTTCACACAATTTCTTCATAACTTGTGGTTCTTTCTCACTATTAAACCAACCATCTGAAATCGTTAAATCTTGCATTGTACCCTCCTTTATCGTCTATTTATATGTTCCAATTATCGACTTTTCTGCGTTCTGGTTTAATTTTTAATACAAACGGATTAGAGTTTGTATTAGCTTCTGTCTTTTTCTCATAGAACTTATTACTTCCATCACCAGCTAATTTTGGTTGGTCATCTTCTTCAATATCTTCGAGTTTCATTCGTTTCTTGATAACATTCACCAAGAATTTACTATTAATACTAGGATCGGCATAACGATTCTTTAACTGTTTAAATAATATCTGATTCTTACTACTTGTATCATCATCTTTTGCCATAATTGCTAACATCAAATCTGCTGTTGCTGGTAATCCAAAACTTTCTGAGGTATTGGTTAAATCAGGATCACTACTACCATATCCTTCCCGATTTAATTGAGAACTTGTAATAATAGGAACATTACACTCTACTGCTAAACCACGAATTTCTTCTGCGATAGATTTAATATAAATGTAAGTGTTCATATTAGCTGCCCACTTCACTCTACTTGATGCACAAATATTCAAGTAGTCCAAAATAATTACCTTTGGTGTAAAATCTTTTTTAATTTTTAACTCTCTAATCAATGCACGAAAGTTTCCAACATGAGCTCCTGCTGTTGGATATTCTTTAATAACTAATCTACCAATATTTAATTTATCTAATTTCTTTTGGAAACTATCCTTTGGAATAATATGTAAATCACCTATATCAATATCCATCAAGTTCGCATCAATTCTTTCTGCTATTCTTTCCTCTGCCATTTCCATAGTAATATATAAAACATCTAAACCCTGTTTCATATACTGACTTGCAAAATGTGTTTTTACTAAAGTTTTACCAACACCAGTTCCACCTAATAGTACAGTAAGTGTTTTTGGTGAAATTCCACCATTGGTAATTTTATCTAACATCTCCATCCCAAATGAAAGTTTAGCTTCTTTCTTATGATAAAATTCCCACCTATCATCACTATTTTCCAAATAACTATGCCCGACACTTGTATCTAATGAAATGGCTAATGCCTCTGTAAGAATTTCTGGTATTGCATCTTTAGACTTTTGTTTTTCTTTACCTTCTAAGATTGAAATACTTTCAACAATACCATTATATACTGCTTGGTCTTTTGCCCACTTTTCTGTTTCTTGAACTAACCATTCTTCATCATCTGTTTTTTGCTTATATGTCTTTAGAAGCTCTTCACATTTATTAAATGTTGCCTCATTCAAATCATTTCTATTTGATAACTTTACAGACAATGATTCTATTGTAGGTGGTTTATTATATTCAGAGATATGTTTTTGTATTTCTGTGAAAATTATCTTTTCATTATTATCTTTAAAATACTCTGGTTTTAAAAAGACACCAATAACACTAGAATAATTACCATTATGTATTAAGTTTTCTAATATCAAACTTTCAGTTCTCATATAATATATCCCTAATAATTTTCTTTTCCTTTTCTACATCAATGGATAAGAATGGCTTATAATTTTTCACCAATTTAATAAAATCCTTTGATGCAGGGTCAATTAACTTCTTTTCCATCTGTGGAAGAAAATTTAAAACAATATCAAGTGTAGTAAATGTCTCTAATGAGATTCTCCGTGATAAACCAAGTTTTAATATAGCTGGATGATTAACCTGTTCGGCTATGAACAATTCGTCAAATGTTTTATCATACTCCTCCATATATTTAATAATTTCCTCAACATCACGTTTTAAGTGAAAATGAAAATTATTCATTCTCTCTTTATATACATCATATAAATCACTATCAAAACTAGAAGGATATGTTATATTATTGGTAAATTGTGACAAATAGAAAAATACTAAATCTTCTTTATAGTTAAACATCTTTCCAAGATCAGAAAAAATAGCTCTTTGTGCTGAATATTTACCACCACTTTCATTTTTATGAAACTGTTTTTCCATTGAATATTCAGTCATATTCAATTTACCATTATACTTGAAATAATCATACTCTCTGGTAAAATGGGCATTAATTGCTTGATATGTTATCCATGCACTAAACGTCTTGTTTTCCATCTTTACTTCCATAATTAAATTCCTTAAATACTGCTTCTTCAAGTTGTTTCATTACATCCTCTGTAAAATACTTCTCAGGATCATTGATAATAGTTTTTTCAAATGCTTTTCCAGCTGGTGTTTCAAATCTTGTAGATACCTTTTTAAAGATACCATACTTTTCAGCAATTGTAACTAAACCATAATACATATCTAATCCTTTTTCATAATCCAACATCATTTCAATAATAGATTCTTCTTTAGTCATTCTGCCCTTGACTAATTTAGCTTTAATGATATTACCAATAACATTTGTTCCATCTTTGTTTTTTCGTTTCCCTAATGTAACAATAGTTGAGGCTGCATACTTGATTCCTCCACCACCAGAGATTTCTTTCTTAGGAAACATACTACCAACTGCATCATAAGTATGATTCGTAATTATCAAAGGAATATTATGTTTTGATAACATCAATGCAAGTGTACGAAATGTTCCACGAATCATTGGGGCTCGTGTCATATCTCTTTTATCAGAACCACCTGCAACATCACCCATTTCTTTCATAGTAGAAAGATTTCCTAATGAATCTAAGAATATCATCATCTTACCATCATTCTTACCACTATTCTCAATAATACGAACACATTGAGTCCTAAACTCCTCTACGGTAGCTACCGGAAATAGTCCAATTCTATTTATATCCAGTCCTCGTTCTTCAATCATATCTTTTGTCAATGCACCTTCACTCTCAAAATAAATTACAAGATTTTTCTCATCCTGATCGAGAAAATTCTTTGCAATACTTAAAGTGATAAAAGTTTTGCCGACTGCTTCTGAACCTGCAAAACAAGTAATTTTATTTGATGGCACTCCACCATACATTGAACCAGAACATAATGCGTTTAACGAATAAGACCCAGTAGATATATAACTATTGCTATCACCAATAATCCCAGAGGATACAATCGACGCCATATCATTTCCACTCTCCTTGATTAATTGTTTAATAAAATCTTTAACTGCCATTATTTACCTCCTCAAAAAAACGATTCTAAACTTCCAGTATTTTCACTTTTCCATCCGATAGCATTTAAAATATTCTTAATCGGTTGAAGAAATGATTTATCAAATTGTGTATCATAATCTATATATTTTTCTAAATTAAATTCTTTTGGTAAAACAGATGAAACTGCAATTACATTCTCACCAATTCTATTTGGCTCTTTGAGATATGCAAATTTAATCTTATCTCCATCTCGAATTAATTCGTATTTGTTTGTGAGATTTTGTTCTTTTAAGAAATGATTATAAAGCAAAACACCTCTTACATGAATAGGCGTAGCTTTAACATAAATATCTTTTGAAGATTTATACTTATCAAGGCCACGAACTGACCTCGGAAATGCTATATCAAGAAAATTCAATTTCTTAAATACATTACGATAATCGTCAATACTTTTTACAACTGTTTTTTCATCTGTTGTAATAATTGTTTTAATCAACGATTGTAAATTATCACGACACCATTCAGGAGTTGAACTTCTCACACTTTCAATACCCATTATCTTTAACTTTGGCTCTTTATATGATACTCCTTCATTATCATAAACATTGAGTATATATCTTTTCTTTGCTGTCCAGATACCTTTATCGGCAATTACTTCCCGTTCCATGAACATTTTCTGTTCATAAGAATTTACATACGAATGAAGATTTTTATAACATAAATTAATATATGGTTCAATTTTATTTTTACAAATCGTGTCCAAGAAGGTGACAATTTTAGTAGTCGTTGTTCCCTTTGGATAAACATTATCCACCAATTTGTCAAACGTAACGTAAATGCTGTCTGTGTCGATCGCAATGACATAATCAATATCCTCCGTTTGTAAGAGGTTATTAATATACTTATTTATATGTTTTTCGATCCATCTAATAGACAACTGCCCCGACATTGTAATAGATTCAGCTTGTTCTGGTGAATAATAAAGAAAATATTGATTTGCTAATGCACCATAGGCACTATTTAATAATATTTTCTTCGACATCTGAATATTATTATATTTTGCTATATTATTAATCACTTTTTGTTTATCTTTATAATCACCACTCTCTAATTTTTGTTGCTCTTTCAACATTTTTTTCTTAAAAACAACTCGGTCATTATACATTTTACTCATTAACTGTGGAAGAAATCCTTGTTCATTTGTTTTAAAATGAACACCATTGGGTGTTAATGTTATATTCTTTGTTTTAAGATAAGCTGTATCTAACTTTTCTTCTAATAATCCTTCAACACCAATATTTTTAGAATCAGCACATACAACATCTTCATATAAAGTTTCTGGACTTATATTGTATTGTTGAATCAAATGTGGATATAGAGAATTTAAATCAAAACTCACAACCCATTTGTGTAATCCAACAT